GGCAGGTACAGGTAGCGCTTGATCGTCTTGCCCATGTTCTTGGGCATGGAGACGGTGTCGGCCAGCTGACCGAAGTACATCTCTTTGACGACCTCGATGAGGGCCTTCTTCTGGTAGAACTGGTTGTTGATCTGGGTGCCGATCGAAGACGGCGAACCAGACACGGGGGCATTGAATTGCATGATGAGTTTCCTTGTGAGTTAGAGAAGCTTGTCTTTGACCAGCTTGCTGAACTCAGCGTCCGACATGTGCAGAGGATTGAAATCCTTTGCAGTCGCGCTGGGTGCAGCGGGTTGTGAGGAGCTTGCAGCTCGCTTTTTGTCTTTCAGCTTGTCGTCGTCTTCGACCTTCGGTTTCGGCTGCACGACCACAGGTGCCGGGGTGTCCGTTTGCGACTGTTTCTGGAACAGATCGTCGAAACCACCACGTGCCTGGATTGCGTCACCGACTTGCCGGTAGGCTTCGATGTCCGACAGACCATTCAAGCGACCAAGCACTCGACCACGATCCATCTCCTTGCTGATCCGCTCATAAACGCCACTGGCCATGTGGTCGTTGATGAGCTTCAACAGTTGAGGTGCTCTCGCGACGACTTGCTTGCTTGCAGCGTCCCACTTATTGCTGACCAAATCGAGGGTCTGGGTGTACGTGGTGGTACCTTGGAGGTCCTCCAAAACCGTATCCAGCTCCATCTCACGATCGTCAACAGCGTAAGCAGTCTGCTTGTACGCGCTTGCCTTATCAGCGCCCAGATCCATCGGATCTATGCCGCTGTCTTGCACCAGCTTGTTGATCGCACCCGGGTTCTTCTTTCCCAGGTCGATCAAGAAGCCGATCTTTTCCTCGCTCAAGAGGCCGTTGTTCTCCAGCATCTTGACAAGCTTCATCGTTGGCTTGAGGGCCGCCATCTTCTTGTTGTAGTTGGCACCCATCTGCATCAGGGAGATGGCTTCATCGACGTTCTCGACAGCCAGTTGCTTCCCGTTTGCATTGAAGGGAGCCAAGAGGCGCTTGTACTCAGCCTCAAAGTTCACCTTCCCTTCGTCCTTCGGCGCCACCACCTCGGTCTTCGGCTTCGCCTCGACCGGTGGTTTTGCCTTGGCCTCGGGATCTTTCAGATCCTCGACGACCACTTTCTTTGGTTCGTCTTCTTTCTTCTTCGCGTCACCAGCTGCCAGTTCGGGTGGCTCGACGGAGCCACCCTCAAGGACAGCCGCTGCCGCGGGCTTCTCTTCCTTCTTCACCTCGACCACCGGTTCAGCAACCGGAGTCGGAGAGCCCATCTTCATGAGCTCTTCGTCCGACATGCTCAAGTAGTCGGGCTGGCCAGTGGCCTTGTCTTGTTCGCCTTCGACCTTCTCGACCACTTCGTCGTCAATGACGACTTCATCCGCAGCGCCGCTCATTGCCCAGCCTCCTCAGCCAGAAGCTCGTCTCGAGCGAACTCGTCCATCTCGATCGACTTCTCCGCAACCGAGGCGTTGTGCTCCACCGTGCGGAAGAACTGCAGCAAGCCGCCGATGGCGTGGATGTCCTTGTCGATCGCCGCTTGACGATCTGCGGTCTGGTAAGCCGGATCGGCTTTCAGATGCACCAGGCGAATGGCTTCTTGTTTGAGATACCCATCCTTGATGAGTTTCCGGAAATCCCGGTTTTCTTCAAGGCGAACCAGGGTTTTGTGAAACTCGATGGTTTCCTTGGCTCGGGTAATGTTGGCTTCGATCTGTTGGACGGTGTTCATGTATTCCAGTGCTCTCAAGAGTATTGATAAGGTGGATGGGGTATATCCCCATAACCCGAATCATATACCACTATTTCGCAGCCTTTGGTTTGGCTTTGGCCTTCACATACTCCTTGATGAGATCGTGCCGCATCTCTTCGCGACGAATCCCATGCTCATACTGCTTGAGCTTGAGCTGGCTTTCAGCCTGGGCACCATGAAGCTCCTTGTTCCGCTCCTGGGTAACTCCGGACTCTTGCTCAACGAAGTCGAGATTCTTCTTGTCAGTATCTGACTTGAGATTCTGAGCCTTGACACCCTCGGTACCAACCTTGGCAGTATCCAGATTGGCGCTGGCTTTGTATTGCATAGCTCGAGCACGAATCTCTTCAATCTCAGCCTGGAGTTTCTCCATCTCCAGTTCCTGGATTTTCTGCTGCATGGGGTCCGGCTGCGGCTCGTAGGTTTCGATCTTGTGAGCCAGGTCAGGCATCTTGCGAAGGCGAGCGATGTCCGACAGGATCATCTTGGTCATGCCAGGGTCACCCTTCGGACCGATGGTCTGGAACATGAAAGCCAACTGCTCAGCCTTGTTGTTGTCTTCCTCAGCGGTGGAGATCGACAGCTCGAGGTCGAAGGTACCGGCCAGGTCGTCCCGGCGAACCTTGACGAACTCGTCGTTGGTCACTCGAACCACTTCCTCCGGGGAGAGGAACTCGGAGTTCATGGCGATCATCTTGCGACCGCACTTGACGATGCCGTTACTCAGACGACGCAGGATGGCCAGCTCACGCTTCGATGCAGCATCCAGAGCACCACGTACGCCAGCAGCTACGTCACCCAGGGCAGCACCGGAGATACCTGAGGTACCGTACGACTTCACACCGGTGAGCGACTCGGCCTCGAACTGCTGAAACTGAACCATCAAAGAAGCCGACTGCGGAATCTCCGGGAACTTGTGCATGTACACATTGGTCGCTGGGTCTGCATTCCCGTTGAATTCGTAGTCCTGGCCTTTGTCGAACTTGCGCTTGTTGGTCGCATCGAGGAAGTTCTTGCTGGTGCCAGTCTGGCCATTGGCCGACTTGCCCATGATGTCGATCATCCCGCGCGTGACTGCGCCGATGACCTTCTGGTTGTCCTCCAACAGCGCGCCGTCAGGCTCACCATAGGTGGAACGACGCACCGGTAGGTAGTGCTCAACGATGAACGGGATGGCTCGGTCCGGAAACGGATTTAGCTCCATCCGGATGAACACATCGCCCACCCAGGCAGCGACAAAGGGAACCAGCTTGCCGTCACCGTTGATGTCCCAAAGACCCCAGTACTCGTAGACGACGAACTTCTTGCGCTCTTCATCATTGAAGTTGAAATTGGTCGCCCCGCCATCCGGCGCATGGTCCGGTTGGCTCAGCACTGAGGCTGTCGAGATGATGATCTTGTCGAGGTTCTTGTACTTCTTGTCTTTCTTCAGCTGAGCCCTGCAGGACTCGAAGCTGAAGACTGCAAAGGAGGCCTTTTCGATGTCACCTTTGCATGTCGGATCGAAGGTCACGTTGCGGAAGTCGCAGACTTCAAGCGTCGGACGGTTCTTCACCGTCTTGATCTTCTTGATCGTCTTCTTGCCGATGATCTTTGGCTCGATCGGCTGACCGTTCTCGATCGACAAGTCGTGAGCTTCCTTGAGCTCGTCGGGAACATCGGTGTCGTACTGGCTGGGCGAGTCCTGCTTGAGTTGAGCCAGCTGCTCGTGCATCGGAGCGAACTCCGGGTTCACGATGAACTGCACGTCAGGGACTTCGACCTCGACTTCTTCTTCCTCGAACTCCCAGCCCACCCGAACGATCACCGTGCCTTCGTCCACCGCGGCACGAACGTACTCGTCGATGAACTTGACCTTGTCGATCGCCGTGTTGAACTGGTGGTTCAGTACCAGAGCGTTCTGAATCGCAGCGTCACGGTCTTCCCAGGTCTTGGGCTTCACGTTGAACAGGTCAGCCGTGCTCAGGAACGGTTCACTGAGAGCCGGGTAGCGCCATTCGGCCTGCTTCCGGATCAACTTGGGAACGATCTTCGAGTTCCCAGCCGGGGTATCGACCTTGGCTTTCCCTGTCACGTTCAAGTTGTCCAACCATGCCTTGATCTGAGTGGCCTGGGCGTCATGGATGGGTTTCGCTTCCAGGAGGTCCTGCTTCAGGGCCATCAAACTGGGGGCGTTTTTCCAACTCGTCAGGGTAGAGGTATTCTCTTCCGCGACATTCAGAGTTTCATTCGTCATGGCTGGCCGATCTGGTAGCTACAATCATTTATCCACCCTTAGAAAGAGAGAATATGCGGATTCAATCCCTACATACTGGCTTCATTATGCCAAGAAAGGGTTCCGACCAAGCCGGAGCCTACGACATTTTCATGCCGGAACCTGGTTTTACCAGTGAAACTACCAAGATTGTGGGTTTGGGGTTTGCTGCCGAGATACCCCAAGGCCACGTGGCGATACTCCTCCCACGGTCGAGCTCGGGGGCGAAATTCGGCCTTGAGCTCAACAATACCTGCGGAGTAATCGATGCAGATTACCGAGGAGAATGGCGTGCCGCCCTTCGAACCAAGAGCGGAGTCACATACTCGTGGGCCGCAGGGGAGCGGGTACTCCAATTCCTGGTCGTACCCATCGCCCACGTCACGTTTAAGCTGGTGGAGTCGGTCAGTGAGACCGATCGGGGTGCCGGTGGGTTTGGATCTAGCGGAAGGTAAACATGAAAACTGTTGTAGTAATGGAAAGACCCAACGGGTCTTCCATCAAACCTGTGCAAGTGGTCACCAGAGTGGAACGTGTTGCTACGGTTCAAGGTATTGTCAATACTTTAAGGGGTCCTCCGGGTCGTCAAGGAGATAAAGGGGAACCTGGTATAGCCGGTTCTCCCGGAACAGGTGTTGGATCATCAAGTCGTTTCAACGCCCCTACTCCCGGAGTTACTTGGGTTATAAACCATAACCTTGGTAAGCCGCCACAAGTTAGTGTTTTCAGTACTGGAGGAAAACAAATGTGGGCAGAGATTCTGCACACGAGTGACATGCAAACTCTTATCTCTTTCGACTTGCCTACTGCGGGCTACGCCCTGTATCAGGCTTAACTTTTCCGGGGACTCAATATGATTGATGTACAACGCACTCTCGATTTCGGTAACGTCCGAAAAATTATCAACCTTCCCGATGGCGTCAACTCGCAAGACCCGGCGACTATCGCCCAACTCAAAGCAGCGGTGGAAGGCCTGGCTTGGAAAGGCTCGGTGCGTGTTAGCACTCAAGGCAACTTGAACCTGGCAGCACCAGGCGCAACGATCGACGGCATCGCTATGGCGCTCAACGATCGATTTGTGGCCCGGCTTCAAACAGCTGCCGCCGAGATCGGTATCTACATTTGGAACGGTGCCGCAACGCCAGCAACTCGCTCGCTGGACATGAACAGTGCAGCTGAAGTCGAACAGGCGGTTTTGACTGTTGAAGAAGGCACAAACGCCGGTACTTCTTGGCGTCAGACAGCGGTAAACGTTACGCTGAATACGACTGCCCTTGCATTCACCACGTTTGGTACCGCAGCACCCGCAGCCAGCGAAACTGTTTCGGGTATCGCTGAGCTTGCGACACAAGCCGAAACAGACGCTGGCGCTGACGATCTGCGAGTCGTTACCCCCCTCAAACTGGCCACGTCAGTGTTCGGTACGAAGAAGTCTTCCCAGAACTTCGGGGATGGTTCAGCCACCTCTTTCGTGCTGACCCACAACTTCAACACGCGTGACGTGACGGTCGAGATCTTCCGAAACAGCGGCAACTTCGACAGCGTTATGGCCGAAGTGCAACGAACCAGCGTCAACGCGGTGACCATTGTTGTAGACTCTGCGCCTGCAGCCAGTGCTTTTCGTGCACTGATCCGAGCCTAACCCGATGATCGAAGCTCTCCGTGATGTTCAACGCGCTGCTCAGAGCGCGTTTCGATCCGCTGCAGCAAGTACTGCTACGGTAACAGTTGCTGCAGCCACTGCGTACACGACAGGGGGAACAGCGCTTGCAGCGCAAACTGCAGCTGCTGGTCAAACCTACCGTGTACGCGCATGGGGTAACTTCACCGCCGTGTCGAGTGCAACTGCACGAAATGGGTTGATTGCTCCTTTCTGGGGAACAACGCAGTTGCCTGGTGTCACGGTAGCTGTTCTTGTTTCATCTGCTCAGACTTCTGCATGGGAAGCGGAGTTTGTAATTTCCACCACTTCGACCACTGCAGCATGGACTTTTGGTAAGTTGTTGAGTCGCCTTGCTTCAGCAACCCTCTATGCTTTGGGACTGAACACCCCTGCCTCCACAACCGTGACCGCAGGTGCTCTAGCGATCGATTTGCGTTTTGCAGTTTCAGCTGTAGTTGCTGGGGATTCTTGGTCAGTTCAAAGCGTCACGATTGAACGGATCAAGTAGGGCTTACTTCACCAACGAAAAGGCCCCATAAGGGGCCTTTTTCACGCCCAGCCGTTGCGGATGAGTCGGTAGTTCTCCATCGGCCGATCTACCTGGATGTTTTCCGTTTCCAATCGCTGACACTCAAGCTCATATTTCGAAAACCAGGTGTTACCTGCGTTGAATTCGTTGACCATTCCAATCGGGTTGTGTACTCGACTCGCAACAAAGTACAGCAGTGCTTGCAGATGAGTACTCGGTAACTCAATTTCTTTCATTTCCGGAAGAAGCGGGCCAAAATTCAGTTTGATTTTTGGATGATTTGCTCGGTACGTGATTGTCAACCCTTCTGTCTTCAATTCATCGGGAAGATCCGCACCCTGTTCAAGGATGATCTTCGGCACACGTAAACTATTGAGAGTAGGTGTGAAACAGGCAAAAGGATCTCCCTCCCTGTTCAAGTTCAATTCGAACTCTACATCTGTGAAGACCTTTTCGATCTTCATCAAATCATCGACAGCTAGTTGATAGGTGTCTGCGTCACTCTGGAGTGGGATCGTAAGACGACGTTCTTTCAAGTTGAAGCGCCTGTAGAGCGAAGTGAGCCCTAAATTCAGGTGAGCAACCACGTTTCTGTAGTTTGATGCGTTGATCACACCCGCTTCTTGCCCACCGATGCTCAGCTGAGAAAACTCGCCATAGGTGAGTTGGTCGAAGATCTCTTGGAGTTTCATGTTGCGTCCTTAAACGATGTACGAAGCCATGCGATCGGTCTTGTCCTCGTGGACATCCAAATCCCACATACCCTTCTGGCCTTCAGATTCCTTCATCGGAGCCTCATCCGAGGGCTTCCATGGACGAAGCGACGACAGCATCGAGATCGTGTCGAGACCGTCATCGTTCTTGCTTTTGAAACCACCCACAGAAGCCAGGCTCAGCTCGTTCACAAGCTCGGCCACCGGTGCTTCAGTTTTCCGCTCGATGGGGAGGAAGATCTTCCGCGCCTTGAACAAAGGCACCACGGTGTTGAACCGGACCATCTTGTTGGTATTCGGGCGCAGACCTATCTCTTTGCTGTCGGGCTCACACGCGAGCGTAAACCAAATGTTCCGCTCGATCATCTGGGTCTGAACCCAGCTGATGAATCCCTTCTGCTGACCGGAGATTTCAATACCTACAGCTTGCGGCTTGTACTGCTGACTCAGCCTGAAAAGGTCATCGACATTCTTGTCCATCAACTGGCGCTTGCAGACGCCATCTACCCACAGCCAATCGCCCACATTGTTGTAGGCCCAGACACTGATGAAGGAGTAGTCGGACTTCTGCTTTTCGCTCGTGGCAAAGTCGGTCGTGATGTAGAAGTTGAAGCGGTTTTTGTTCCGCAACACAGCGTCGAGCTTGTACCAACCGATCTCGCTGTCCTGAACCAAGCGATCCTCATCGCTCATGATTCGAAGCATCAACTCCTGGTTGAACGTTTCGATCTTGCCCAGCTTCACCGCGGTGTCGAACTGCTCCCTCACGTACTCATACGTGAAGCGATCCGGCCACGATCCCCTGAAGTCGGCCTTATCACACGGGAAAGTTTCACAGACAGGAAAGACATTGACCTTCCAGGCTCCCGACTCGACGGCCTTGTACAGCGGGTCCTTCGAGTTGAATGGTGTGCCCGACCAGATGATCATGTTCTTGGTCGGATGCAGCGCGTAGGTCACTGCCTTGTAGACCGTGTCTTCCACCGCAGCCACGACCGTCACCGAGCGGGCATCTTCGTCACTGATCAAGTCATCGAGCACCGCCAGCTGGGGACGTTTGCCCATTTCCTTGGCTCCGCGAACGCCAGTCTTGGCGCCGTAGCCCTTGACGATGAACATCTTCCCGTCAGCGTTCTTGAACTCCCAGCGGATATCCGTGAACCGGATCTCGGGCACGTACTGTTTCAAGAAGTCGGAGTTCTCCCAACGGAACTCCAAGTTCTTCCGCATGTTCTTGACACCGTTCTCGATCGAGTCCGACACGTAAAGCGCCAGGTCGATGTTCCCGAAGCCAGGGATCTCTCCGTAGGTCGCGATGTAGAGGAACAGGTACTCACCCATCAGGGTGGTCTTGGCGATACCCCGGTGACACAGGTTGATGATCCGCTTACCCCCTTGGGTCAGCGTATCGAGCATCCGGTAGTGGACGAGCGGGGTCTTGTGCTCTTCACCTTGTTCACCGTTCACCAGCTTGATAAAGGTCACGAACTCCAGCGCGAAGGCACTCGGCACGTACTTTGGATCGTGCTTGTAGTCCGTGGCGTTGAGGTACTCCTCAACCTTCCACGGTGCCAAAGCCTCCACTACTGACGTGCTCATGCGCGACGGCTCAGTGGGGAGACCCAAGAACTGAACGCTTCGAAGTTGGGGCGGCGAGATTGAACCGTCGACCCAGGTACAGCCATCGGTTGTCGATTGCTCGGTCGACCGTAGCCTTTGAAGCTGGCGACCTGATCAGGCGCTGAACCTTGAGGCATGGATCGAAGGAAAGCCTGCCAGGCATCCGGACCTGTGTTACCGCCAGCTACGACCGTGGCTTCTTGAGCCACAGGTGCCGCAGCGACCACTTCCTGTACAGGATCAGGCTGAGGATCAGCTACCGGAGCCACAGCTCCGACAGGGAAAGACTGAGCAGGTGATGCCGCAGCCGTTCGCACCGGTGTAGCGACCTCTGCCTTCGGGGCGCCCATCCGAGCAACAACCTGAGCACCGTACTGCAATGTGTTCGGAGCCTTCGGATTCTTGGGGTCAGACACAGCCACACCTTGACGTGCCTTCTCCAAACCACCCGGGCCACCGTAGTAACCCGCAGCAGCCAGGGCAGGATCGCCCCCAGCCTGCTTGAACATCTGAGAGATGTACCGAATACCTGCCCGGACATTGTGCTCAGGGTTGTCGATCGACCAGCCCTTATCCGCCACGCTGTTGAAGGTGCCCGGGATGATCTGCATCCCGCCCACAGCACCTTGGTTCGAGGTCTGGGTATTCTTCCCACCGCCGCTCTCTTGGGTATAGATACTTCTGGCCAAGTCAGCCAGTTTCCCAGTTACCCCTTCCGCGGCCAGCGCATCATCAAACAGATTCGGCATAGAGAATCCCCTGGATCAATGCCAGGAGTTTACCTCGCGAAACTATCGATCAGCTTGCTGAAGAGAATCACCCAGGCGAGTATCGAAACAAACTGAGCAGTCTCAGGGGAGATACCAACGGGAGCAAGCCAGTAAATCAAGCCAGCAGGAATAGCTGCAATACCTTGCAGGATGAACACCACCAGGGACGGCTTCATGCAACCTCCTTGGCTTCGACATCGATGACATCGGGTATCACCACCCTGGAGTGCGCCACCTCTTGGGCACTCATCGAACCAGATTCCACAGCCAGCCTTTGCTGAGCAGCCAGCGCCATCGTCGCGGCCCTCAGCGCAGAGATCGAGGAATCCTCCTTGACGTTGAGTTCCAGCTCGACCTTCTGCTTCTCCGGCATCTTCAGGTGGGTCAGCAAGGAGTTCGCTGCATCGGTTCTTACCTTCTCCGAGTTCGCTGACACCATCAGATCGGCTTGAACATTCAAAGCCTTCTGGTACAGGTCCTGGTTCAAGACATAGCTGGGAATCAGCGTTTGTTCAAAGATCAGGTTTACCAACTTTGATTTGTTGTACGCCGTTACATAGCTGGCTATGTCTTTGGCCTGCACCCCATTGGCCACGAACCTGGCGTACTTGTCAGGGAAGGTCTTGGTGTATGCCTCGATGTTCGTCGCCCCCATGAGCTTGTGGCTCACGTACTTCACGGCATTCACATACTCGGAAACCTTGAACCGACCATCCGACATCACTCGGGTGTAGCTCAACAGGTTGTCCCGGTAGGTCTCAAACATCTCCGGATCACCCAGGGTCTTGTTCACCTGGTCGATCAACTCCTGGTTCACAGATTTCTTCACCTTGTCGGGAAGAGCTTGCTGGAACATTTCAACAGTGAGTGCAGACATATTCATCCAGATAGTTAGGGTATCGGGTGAATATAGTACAACAAACTCCGAGAACCAGAATTTGTGGTTGCAGAGACTGGGATCGAACCAATGACCGTCAGGGTATGAACCTGCTGCTCTCCCGCTGAGCTACTCTGCAAATGAGGAGCGGAGTATATACGCAGGGTTGGGAGAGATTTCAAAAATTCTACGGGGAAACTTTTGTGGATCACGCGTTGACGACAAAACATCTTGTGGCTCAGATTCTTTCAAATATTCACGACAAGCTTAGGGTTGGGGGAAATTTTCAATATGGGTACTGGTTCAGTACTTACAGGGCTGAGCTCGAATAATCAAACTACCCCCCCCCACTTCTTGTGGGCTGGGTTTCGGCTATGCCCTACCCCTCCATGTCTAGCGCTCCGCGCGTGTGGTGGTACTAACGTGGTACCTATCATCAACTCCTGGAGTACTCCCATGTTCCGCATGTTCAATCAGATCTTCACCGCCATCGCACTCATGTTCAGTGCAGTCGAGAAGGTGGCACAGTCTGCCAACAACCTGGCTGACATCGGTGTCGAGATGTCTGCCTCATACGCTGAGGAGCAACGCATCCTCCGCTTGGCCAAGAGCGCAGCACTCAAGCTCGAGCACAGCGTCGCCTAAGGCTGGCTACCCTTCGGGGTAGCTAATCCTTTTACACATACACATTACACACAGTGGATAGTCAGTTCATAAGGTACTGATGTACTACTGAGTATCTACACCATGGCACTCCGTGCATGTAGTGGATGGTTGAGTTCAGGTTCTACTGAGTTCAACTGAGGGTTATGGAGATAGTTGAGAGATGTGAGTTAACTCACTAAAAATACTCGCCTATCCCCATTCCTCCCATCTTCCCCATCATTCCGATACTCAACCGATACCCTAACCTTTGGGAGGCATAACCATGTCCGCAATCAAAGAACACTTGCTCTCCCAGATCGAAGAAGTCCGGTCACTTCTCCACAGTGATCCCAACTACTTCGTGGTCTACGAGTGCAGTGAGTACATGACCATCCGCTGCACAAGTCGCTTGTTCTCTCGCCCTTTGGCAGCAGCCATCAACCACATCGGCTATGCCGTCGAATGCCGTCAAGGCATCAACTCGACGCGTATGTACGTCCGTGCTTACTTCAACCAAATCCACTGAGGAGATACTCAACCATGTTCTTTTCCTCCATCGACCTCTTGCTGTTCGCAGCTCGAGTAGCAATCCCCAACACCTCGACAACCCTGCATTACCTACAGCTTGTGCGTCGCCTGCGTGCAGATACTCGTGTCGAGGCCGTGATACTCGGCTCCGATCACTGCATCCTCGTCCTCTGAATTTCTCTCAACCTTTGGAGATACCCATGATCACCTGCTCACACGGTCACCTGGCTCAGGGTGACCTCATCGAAGGGGACGATCCTTTCGACCATGAACTCGCTTGTGAAGCTCACCTGGACATCCTCATGGCCAACCAGGTGGACTTCATGAACCAACGTGCCTTGCGTACCAACGCTGGCTACGTGGATCGCCTCGATCAGAGAGGCTTCCATGCGTTCTGAGTTCACTGCGAACCAAGAGATGGCATCACCGGTGCCTCCGTCTTCACGTGCTGTCCACCGGCAGCACTGTGAGGGCTACCGCATCTCTCACTGCCTTGTCACGCGTACCTACTGGGAGCGTGTCTGGGCTGCGATCTGCAACTACCTCTGAGACTGAGAAGTACTTCTCAGTTGTTGTGGAATCCCCGAACCAGGGGGTAAGCCTTTCTGAACTTCTCTTAAGCCAGAAGGAACAATAACTTTCAGCAACCTGTCTCGGAGCTGTCAGTGATTGCCTTCTTCTGGTGCTCTACAACCACCAACTGGACTACCACCATGAACCTCTTCATCAAGCTCCTCCTCGTTCCCTTCGCTCTGGGCATGTGCCTGGTCTTCATTGCCTCTGCTCTGCTGGCCGGGATCATCGTTGCTCCCTTGGCCTTGGGCTGGGGCATCTCGTCCTTCCTGATCGATGTAGTGGCGATCGCTGCCTCGTCTTCGTCCTCTCCTTCCACCAACCGCTAGACCTCCCGACAGGGATGCGCTTGTCCATGGCCTCCGGCCTTGGGCTGGCAAATCCTGCCGTCATCACATCATCTGGAGAAATACCCATGGCATTCCAATCCAACGCACAACAAGCCGCTGCTGCTCCCACGAACGACTCGTGGAAGGCCCAAGGCTTCCTGAACCTGTACCTCCCGAACAAGGAAGGCAAGCGCGTCAAACTCGGTGCCATCCCGCTCAAGGACTCGAAGCACAGCGAGAAGGCCCTGATCGAATGGTTGTCCGACGACGCCACCCGTGAAGTCCGTGTCGCCACGCTGCTGTCCAAGCTGATCGTCGAGTTCAAGTCGGCCACGCCTGGTGAAGGTGCCGGCTTCGACCTGGGCTGATCAAGCCTCTCCGTCGACTGCTCTGCCCCGCTGCCCTACATGGGTGGCGGGGCATTGTTTTTTCAGAGCCAGACAAACCTCAACCAAGACAGTCATCTCATTGACTCAGCCTGGCCTCCGGCCATGGGGTGATCGCTAAACCCTCAACTGGAGAACCAACGTGCTCGTTGATCACCGTTACATCGCAACACTTCAAGAAGAGCTGCAGAGAACCTTCAATCTCGACCCAACAGACCCAGATCTCACTTTCAAAGAGATCCAGCTGGTGAGATCAGCGGCGTTCATGTACCTCATGGGGCCGCACATCTGGCCCTTCGAACCATGAAGCTCCACGTCTTCATGCGTCCATCGATCACGCCCATCTGCATCGAGACCAACCTTACTTGGGCCTATCCCTATTGGGAGGGGCGCAAGCGCCTCAACCCACTGCTTCACTGGAAGCTTATCTAGGAGAAACCAATGCCAATGGTGAACCAACAAGGACAGGCTTACGAAGAACAAATTGTCCGGTTCTCTGACCTCACTCTTGAAGAGAGGAAAGAGGCGGTCGACTTGCTCTTCGAACACTTGCTGATCCGAATCGTTCGTCACAACGCAGGCTATGGCACAGGCCCGCAACTGGAACTGCGTCAGAGCCAATAACACCCCAATCACAAGAGCTTTGCTTCATGAGTAAGCCATGTACCTACACCGGTAGCGTATGCCCCATCGGGGCTTACCCATTCCCTGTCACCCCTTGCAAGAACTGCATTCACCACAAGGAACCATTCAATGGAAACCATGCGCGACATCATCTTGCAAGAGATGAACGAAGAGCACTACAACCGCAAACATATCGACACCAAGATTCGTGCTGCGATCGAAGCCAACGTGGACATGCAAGCGAAGCTCCTTCAAGGGGCCGAGCTTGTGAAGGCCTACATGGCACCGGTGGTCCCGTACTACCAGTCCAAAACCCGACGCATCACTCAGCTCACGAACATCGAAGTGCCTGCCCTGGTACTGGACGTGTTTGTGGGCGTGGCGTACTCACTGCGTCCTGAGCTGTTCACCTCAGTCACTGCCCAGATGGCTGCACGCCTGGGCTTCAGTGACCGTACTGAAGCCATCACCACGGTGGCTGAACTCATGGCTGTTCTGTGCAACACGGATGCCTTCGACATCCTCAAGGAATCCAAGCAAGGCAGTCTCATGGTGGTCTCGCGCATCCCTCTCCCGGATGAGCTGATCACCTTCATCGAGGACAGTCAGTACCTGCCTCCCATGGTGTGTGAACCCCTGCCGCTGAGCCACAACCACAGCAGCGGATACCTGACCCACAACGATTCGTTAATCCTGGGCTCAGGCAACCACCATGATGGGGACATCTGCCTTGATGTATTGAACGCCATGAACACTGTGGCGTTCAAACTGGACCTCGACTTCCTCTGCAAGGTGGAAGAAGAACCCGGCGACATCACTGTGGACGCCATCAAGGAGGCAGCAGCCAAGAAAGGTAAGCCCCTCACAGATGCCCAAGCCAAGGAACGTGTGCGTGAAGCACTCGAAGGCTGGGCACGCTTCAAGAAGCAGTCGTATCGCTTCTACAGCCTCATGCAGCAACAAGGCAACCGTTTCTACTTCAACAACAAGGTGGACAAGCGTGGGCGTATCTACAGCTGTGGGTACCACATCAACCCACAGGGCTCTCCGTTCAAGAAGGCACAACTGGAACTCGCTCGGGATGAGCTGGTGGAAGGGGTGCCATCATGAACGGAGACTGCTATCTGTGGGATGGCCACAAGGTCATTCACATACCCGGGTGGTTGGGCATAGACCGCGCCATTGCCTTAAAAGTAACTCGCATGCCTTGTGTTGATACCAGCGAAAAAAGCGAGCCATTGAGATATGGAATATTCACTGGTATGGGATGGGAATCTCGAGAGTTGGAGAACTTTCCTACAGCTTTCCGCACCCACTTACTTTTACTGGGGGTGTCATGAGCCGCTGCTTGGTGTTCCACAACGGTGTTCTCGAAGGTGACTACGATACGTGGCAAAACCCCACAAAAGTACCAAAGGGTGCTTACTCATACTGGGCAGACGCACAACGAAAAGGGCGCTGGTATTTCATGCAACCAGGCAATCCCACGCCTATCAACCAGTCCGATGTGCCCAAGGAACTGCGCCTGCAACTTGTTCTTCTGGGGGTCTCATGAAGCTCTACACCGTGTTCTACGCGGGGCTGGTGCTTCATGAGTTCGACAACGACAAGGAGTACAACACGTGGAGCCGCGCTGCGTGTCATGGTAGCCCTGAGATCTACAACGGAGCGTATGTCCATGTGCCAACCCGAAGTCCATGGCAAGGCTGCGAGTGGTTCCGCTGTGACCTCACCCCTGTCCTCCTCGAGGACGTACCCAAGGAGCTACTGCTCTCTGTTCTTCTACTCAACTGAAAGGAACCACCCGTGGGTACCTTCTACGTCTTTCGAAATGCACGCTTGTACGGGGAACACCCCAAGACTAGCTTCAACGTGTGGGAGGTGCCTAACGACTCATACATCAGATGGCCTGATGGGGAGTTCATGTACAGGACACACGGCTACACCATCTCCATTCTCGAAAAAGACCTCCCCAAAGAGCTTCAAACACTCTTGCTCATCCTCAACCTACCGAAGGAACCAAACCAATGTCGTTCAAGACGTTCACCGGATGGGAGTACCTCCTCATCGACGCTGCAAATCACTTCGGTCTCGACAAGCTCCTGTTCGAAGAACGCATCGCCTTCATGACCGACAACCTGTCGCAACTGGAGCTGATGGCTGAACAGGCCGAAACCAAGCCGCTCTACATCAAGGCTGTCATGGCCATCCGCAAAGCTCAGCAAAGCATCCCCACCGGTCACCTGGTGGGACTCGATGCCTGCTGCTCGGGCATCCAAGTCATGTCCGCTCTCACGGGATGTGCTGCTGGTGCTCACAGCACTGGCCTGATCGATCCCAACCTCCGTGCTGATGCCTATGGCAAATGCACCACCGAGATGACCACCCTGCTGGGAAGCACCGTGGACATCACGCGCAAGCAAGCCAAGGAAGCTCTCATGACGAGCTTCTACGGCTCCAAGGCCAAGCCTAAGGAGATCTTCGGAGAAGACACCCCTGAGCTCTCAGCCTTCTACCAGGCTGCACACGTGGTTGCTCCTGGTGCCTGGGAGCTTCTCCAGGACCTCCTGGCTTCTTGGCAACCCTATGCCCTGTCCCACAGCTGGAAGCTTCCTGATGGCTTCGATGCTCGCGTCAAGGTCATGAAGAAGATGGAGGCTCGGATCGAGGTGGACGAGCTGAACCATGCCACCTTCACCTACGAGTTCTATGAGAACCTGGGTGCTCGGTCTGGGCTCAGCAATGCAGCCAACCTGACTCACAGTGTGGATGCCTGGATCCTGAGGTCCATGCACCGGCGCTGCAACTACGATCGGGAGGTCGTGGAAGTTACTGATCACCTGATCGAGATGGAGCTGCTCGAGCGAGCCATGGGCAACTACCCGCGGCTTGGTGAGATGACCGACAAGGTGGCCTACTACATCGCCCAGTGGGATCGCAGCACCCTGGCTGATGCAGTCATCCTGCCCCACCTGACCGCCGACAACATCGGTCAGCTCTCCGATGACCACCTCAAGGCCCTGGCACGCATCACTCAAGGGATGCTCCAGTACCAGCCCTTCGAGCTGGTCACAGTCCACGACGAGTTCAAGGCTCACGCCAACAACATGAACTGGGTGCGCTGGCAGTACAAGGAGATCCTGGCTGAGATCGCTGAAAGTGACGTACTGTCTGACCTGTTGAGCCAGATCACTGGCAATGTGGGTACGTTCAACAAGCTGTCCTTCAACCTACCGGAGCAGATCAGGGAATCGAACTACGCCCTCTGCTGAGTAATAGATCTCTACGCGCCCTCCTGGCGCTGTGTGAACGAGAAGAGCCTCTACATCCTTCGGGATGTGGGGGCTTTTTTCTTTTCCGAACCAACAACCCCATTCAAAGGAATTCCCATGATCAACAGCCCCGGCAACATGCGTGCCACGAGCGAAGCCGAGAACAACCAGATCCGTATCTGGGGTGCCAAACGCAAGGTGGGCACCAAGTCTTCGACCTTTCCCGAAGTGTCCCGTGCCCCGAAACCCAGCAAGAAGGGTTCCTGCAAGCGCCGGCGTGCTGCCTGAAGAAGTACTGAGAAGTTCTCAAGGACTTCTCCCAAACCCCAAACCGATATTCTGACTCTCAGAAAGTCGGATTTTTGACTATGTAGACCCGAGGGTCTGACTCGAAAGACAAAACATGCAACACAACCTAATTCTCTACACCGGGACCAAGTCGCTTCTGGCCTGTCCGATGGCCCGCAACGCGTACAACCTGTACCGCGGTTGGGATACCCCGGAGTTCGAGAACCCGGAAGACGAGGGCTACCTGGTCGAGTACACGGACGGCGGCAAGTCCAACGACTCTCGTCACGCCGGCTACATCTCCTGGTCCCCCAAAGATGTGTTCGAGCGCAGTTACAAGGCAGTGAAACCGCCGAGGTACGCCCTGCCCCACCAGCAGCGGGTGTACGAGGAGTACCGGCAGCTCCGCAGTCGCCTGACTGCTCTGCGTGCCTTCCTCGACTCGGACACCTACGGGACCCTGACCGACGATGAGCAGACGGATCTCCTCACCCAGGAAGGACTGATGAACCTCCTCAGCATGACCCTGGTTCGCCGCATCAGCCGCTTCTGAAAGACCCCCATGACCGTCAAATGCCTCTCACCCTTGGACAAGGCCTACATCGCTGACGCCTTCACCGCCAAGACCCAGGATCTCAACGAACTGGCCCTTACCTTCGGCCGCTCGCGCCGCACCATCATCCGTGTGCTCGAGGAGTACAAAGTCGACACCGGTGTCAAACCCCGGGTACCGAAGGAAACGCCGGCGCGTCCGATGAAGGACCAAGAGCTCGACTTCTTGGGTACGACCACTGGTCGCATCTGGGCTGAGCAACCCGCTCCGTGGTACCGCAAGGTGTTGCGCTCCGTTGTTGGCCTGTTCAAGCCGGCTCCGATCACCTCGATGTACTGATGAGCGCGATCAAGTCCATGCAGCCGCACATCCGTGCGGTTCCTATGGCTCTCTTCCCCACATTGGGAAGCCTGCAGGAGGTAGTCGACTACGCCGACTCCAGGCTTCCCATCACAACGCACAACGAACTGGTTTCAATCCTGTCCGTTTACCAGAACACGCTGCTCAAGGTCATCAAAGACCAACAGTAAGCAGCTCAACCCAACTCAAGAGAACTTTATGTCTGCAGACAGTCGCTCCACCCACACCGATGCCCTGGCTACCTTGGGCACCATCATCGACCACACCGCGGCACGGGATGCCATCCATCTGGCTGTGTTCCCTGCGATCGCCGGCGAGAACCTGGTGCCCGGTGAGCACATCTTCCTGGCCAGCTCGAGTGGCCTGGCCTTCGGCGGCTCGGATGTCGATCCGACCATAAAGACCCTCGGCATCGTCGATCCCTTCCTGACCGTTCCCGTGGCCAAGGGTGAGCGTTTCTGGCTCATCGTCTACCCGCGTCAGATCACTTCCCTGCGTCACGTCTGGGAGCACCCCAGCTTCCCTGGAGAAGCTGCATGAGCGACGGCGCATTCGACACCGAAATTGAGTTGAAGGAGCACAAGGTCAAGCACCTGCTCAACGAACCCAAGGCCCTGGCCAAGCAACGTCTCATCGACTTCGCTGCGAGTCTTCCGACCGACGCGGAAGGTGACTACGACGATGAAGGTGAGAACTACGTGGTCACCAAAGTCGGTGAGCCTGTCACGTACACCGAGCTGATCGAGCGAGCTGCTGCCTACCAGGAATACGGTGACTTCTGGACCGATGGCCCTCGTTTCGAGGGCACCAGCATTTACGCCGGCTTCTGGGAAGACTACGCACTGGTCACTGGCAAGACAGTCGATCCCAACAACGCCTACGGCTTCTTCAGCTGCTCCTGCTGAACCAAACCAACAACGAGAACACCATGCAAGTCAAGATTTCCCAAGCAGTGCGGATGATCACCGCTGCGATCAAGGCCAAGGTGGTCCCCATGCTCAAGGGGAGCCCTGGCACCGGTAAGTCGCAGATCGTCTACCAGATCGCTGACAGCTACAACCTCGAGGTCATCGACCTCCGGCTCAGCCAGTGTGATCCCACAGACCTGGCTGGTTTCCCGAGCATCCTGGGCGGGAAAGCCGACTACATGCCGATGAAGCACTTCCCCATCGAGGGGGATCCGCTGCCTCCTGGCAAGTCAGGGTGGCTCCTGTTCCTGGACGAAGCCACGAGTGCCCCTGCAGCCATCCAGGCGGCCGCCTACAAGCTCGTTCTCGATCGGATGGTGGGTAGCCACCACCTGCACAAGAACGTCGCCATGGTGCTTGCTGGCAACTTGGAGACGGACGGAGCCATCGTGCACACGATGAGCACCGCTCTGCAGTCCCGCCTGGTTCACCTCGAGCTCGTGGTAGATCCTCAGGAATGGGATGAGTGGGCTGTGACGAACGGTATCGATTACCGAATCACCAGCTACATCAAGTACAAGCCTGGCAACCTGTACACCTTCTCCCCCGATCACACGGACTGCACCTACGCATGCCCGCGGACCTGGGAATTCGCCAACCGGATCATGAAGGTCATCGACCCCATGTCCCCAGATGCCACGGCCATGCTCGCAGGTACCTTGGGCGAAGGTATTGCACGAGAGTTCTTGGGCTTCTGCAAGATCCACGCAGAGCTTCTCACCCCGAGTCAGATCATCGCCAATCCGGAGAAGGTCAAAGTTCCGAGTGAGCCAAGCATCTTGTTCGCGCTCACTGGTTCCATTGCACACAACATCACCAAGGACAACGGTGACGGATACATGAAGTTCGTTGCCCGACTCCCTGTGGAGTTTCAGGTGGTGTGCCTTCGGGAAACCGTGCGACGAAACAAGGAGATCATGACTCACCCTGCGATTCAGAAATGGATCACTGAGAGCGCTACCAGTTTGTTCGGAAGCTAGCACGAAAAGTAAGAAACTGCGAGCCGCCGGTGGAGGTCCGCTTGAAGGAAGGGTTAGCCGGCACCTATGAGCCCGGCGCGAAAGGATAGTGATGGAATGGGTTCTCACGATTTGCACAGCGGCTTGGGGTCTGTGCGGTTTGGTCCGCGAAGTGCCGTATCTTGATGAAGTCGCCTGCTACAGGGCGATGGACAAGCTCTACGAGAAGCAGGGCCGCGATGCGTTCAAGTTCGTGCTTTGTGAGCCCCGGAAGAAAGCTGCCGGCTAACGTGCAGGATGAGTAAGCCCCGAAGGGGTCCGCTCGACCCACCAGTTAGGCTGGTTCAGAAAGCAAAAGGAGAGTTTCGATGAACTGCAAGCAAGGTGAGTTAGCGATCGTTGTGCGTAGTTGCGCGGGCAACCACGGGGTCATTGTGGAGTGTGTCAGCCTAACTCATGGGATCGTTCGCTACATGCCCGATGGCACGCGGCGAGAGGGTCCGTGCTGGTTCATCGGGCGGGGTGTCCGTGGCTGGGATGGCCGAGTCACTCAATACATCGCTGACGAAAACCTGCGCCCGCTGCGCGACGGCGATGGTGAAGACGAGATGCTGCGCATTGCCGGCCTTCCGCAACCTGTGGCGACAGCCTGAAGCCGAACGTGCAGGATGAGCGAGCCGAGACTGGGCCGGTGGCGAAATGAACCTACCTAACCCGAGGTCCGCTCGACCGAAGGGTTAGGCCTGGCACCGTGTGGGATAGCTCCCGCTGCGCCGAACTTGAGAAGTTGCAAGATTTGCTGCATGAAGTTGCCGCAATCAACAAAGGAAGCAACTGCCTTGGACGCATTGAACGCTGCATTGCATTGGCCGAGCACTTGACAGCAACTGATTTCGATACGGGCCGCGCCAGCTTCAAGCAATTCTTGCGAGGCGTTGCGCTTGAGGACCGTTTTGGCTTGATGCCTAACGTCCAAGGATGAGCGGCGCCGAAGGCGTTGCGCTCGATCCGCCTGTTGGGCGGCTGATGAACGAAGCTACAAAAGGATGAGAACCATGAACCAAGACGATGGCGGAAGCGCATTCCCGCAAGTGGAATCGCAGCAGGTTGGATCGCAAGGCGAGTACCACACCGAGGTTTACAGCGCTGGCGGCATGAGCCTGCGCGACTACTTTGCGGCTAAGGCAATGCAGTCCATCGTGGCTGGCGCGATGGCACAAGGCGGCGCTACAGAGGCCGAGGATGCGCCCGGGCTTGCGCGGGTCGCCTGGCTGATGGCAGACGCAATGCTGGCTACGCGGAAGCCGCCCAACGTTTGACATGAGGCGCAGACAACGGCGCTCGATGTTGAACGAACAACAAGACGCGGCTGCCGTTGGCTGTCGCCTCGATGGAAGGGTTGTGCTTCACCTACCCGAAGCGCGCAACTGTAGGAGTGCCAACATGGCGATGAACAAGTGGGTTCCCGAGAGCAGCCAAATGGTGCTGCGCCGCGTGGGCAAGACCGGCGAGGAGTGCGCCGAACTGTCCAAGGTGTGCAGCCGCATCACGATTCAGGGCATCGACGGCGTAGACCCGGAGACAGGCATCAGCAACCGCGAGGCGCTGACCAAAGAGATTGCCAATGTGATCGCGCAGTGCGAGGTGAGCATCCAGGCCCTCGGCCTGCCTGCCGGGCGCATTGATGCACGGGTCGTTGAAAAACGCCGCCAGATGGCAGAGTGGGAGGCGATGTTCTCCCCGCTGCCAGCGTGAAGCACATCGCTAGGTTAACCGCGCCCGCTGAGGCGCAGAAAGACTGAGATGAACACTGAAGCGCGACCCGCCGAAGCGGGTCCGGTTGAACCGACAGTTATGCAGAAGCCCCGAGCGGGCAGAAAGGAACCGATGGACACGAAAGCAGAGATTGCCGCAGGTGAGGCGCTGATTCCAAAGTTGCCGCAAGTGCTTGACTTCGCGCTGATCGGCAGTGCCAGCTACTTGCCGCACGCAAGCGATGTTGACTTCGCGGTGCTGATTGATCCGACAGTCAACGCCGTGGACTACGCATCTCAGATGGTGGCGGAAGGCTGGGGCAACTGCGGCGAGTACGACGGCGTTGGAGGTATCTGGGCCGCAGTGCGGCGCGAAAACTTGAATCTGATGGTCACGCACGATCCGAAGTTCTTCACCGACTACAAGACGGCGATGGAGGTCTGCAAGGCGCTCAACCTCACGCACAAGGAGGACCGCATCGCGGTGTGCCAGATCGTGCGCGATGGCAAGAAGGCCGGCGACGTGATGACGCATGCGAAGCTCTACGGTGGCGAATACCCTGCGGCCCCTGCGCCGAGTGTATTGGCTGCTGCATAACGTGGGAAATAAGCGGCCCGGAACGGGTCCGCTTGATTGGCGGGTTAGGCTGGTTCAGAAAGCAAAAGGAGAATTTTGATGGAAGCGATCAAGACGCCAGAAGATGCCCGGTTCGATGCTTGGTGGGAGCGCGATGGCAAGCACCACAACCCGTTCGATCTTCGCTACGCTTTTAAGGGCGGGTTGGCCGATGCCTTGCTGCCTTGCGGATGCCGCGCTGGGGAGTGCGAGAGCAAGGCGGACCGCCGCTGTCGCATGGCCGAAGAAGTGAAGCATGGTGGCGGTGCGCAATGAAGCCTAACGTTCAAGGTTAAGCGGCGCCGAAGGCGTCGCGCTTGAACCGCATGTTAGGCCTGGTGCAGTAGCGAGCACCGGGGGCGAACCACAAGCCTCTGCTGTACCCGGCAGTGGCGT